GTAAATGGCTATCGCCTGGATGTATAAACATTATACTTGAACATCCTCCATTCCGGCTGTGCGTAGTCTAACAATATGTCCTGACATCCAGGACTTGCTGTCTAAACCTTTCATAATACCTAACCAGCGATTTCGTAACAATGCTACTTCATTAATAATAGTTTCAAAATCAATAACTTCTTCTTCGCCATCCACATACTTTTCAGCGTCGCGGCTTGATAGCATACGAGCATATCCTTCTAAATATTTCTGGAAATGCTTACGACGAATTTTGCGTAATTGTATGTTAAGATGATTTAATACTGCCTCAATTTCTTGCAGTTGATTAAAGCGGTGTTCAGTGATACCTGGTAATTCTTTAATACTACGTTCAACTAATCCACCAAGACGAACATCACGTTTGGCATCTTCGAGCTCGCGTTCATAGTATGCAATAAAATCTGGAATATTACTAAGGTCGGCTATAACTTTACTATACCACATGATCTAATCCTAACCAATTTAAAAATGACTTGGGAAATATATTATAACTTATATCTGGTCTACGACGTGTAAACTCTGTTAAAAACTTTGCCAGATCTTGTCGGTATAGTTCTTCTGGCTCAGCTTGCATTGACTGTAAAATTTGTTCTTGCAGGTCCATTGGTAACTCTTTAATTTGTTCTTGTATAACTTGTTTACTTGTAGAATCTAATACATTCAATGCTGTCATCTTAGGTTGGTATGCAAATGTAAATATCTGCCCATACTTACCAAATTGTTTATAAAAATTTACAAAATCAAAAATAGTTAGATTAGAAATTGTATTTTGAAATGTAAAGTTAATTTTTTTAGTTACTATTAAATCAACTTTAGAAACAAACTCTTCCCACACAATTCCATAACGATTAAACTCTAAAAATTTTCCTGTGTTCTCGGCACTAACAATCAATAACAAGTTTGGTATTTCTTGTAACTTTGGCAACAATCGATCAAACCGCGATTGGCTAAGTCCTAGCCCTGTGTAAATATGGACCTCTGCTTCAGGGTTTAAATTTATATTGGCTAATTCGTCAATCAATCGATTATCTAGTAAAGGCTCGCCACCTGTTACAACTAGTCTTTTTAAAGTCGGCGCTGCTAATTTTACTTCATCGAGCAACAGTTGATAGTGTTTAGTAGTTTTTAAATCTTTTTGTCCTACTTTTAACAATACACGATCCCTTGGTATTAGATCATACCTAGTTGGATCTGTTTGTAAGTTATAGTTACCGTTATTATCTAAATCTCTGCGCCAGGCACTTGAGTATTCCTTACAACAATAGGAACAAGTTAAATTACAATCACCACCAATTGTTAAGTCAATAATTTCGGGCAGTGTAACAGGATCTAGGTGTGTTTTTACTGTGCCGCGTTGATAAAGTCGTGGGCTTATTGCACCGTTATCTTCGGCGAACCAACAATTTTGCTCGCAACTTGAATTTCGTTCGTTAACGAGCATTTGTTGTCGTTCTTGGACATTGATACTATCGTTGAAAAGTTGTCCAGGATTTTTATCTAGCCAAGCAAAATCTACCGCATGAGGGCGGGCCGCATGGCAGTTAAGCACCTGTTTAGATTCTAAATCAACTTTTAGATACTTAAACTTCATCGAACAATAGTAACTACGTTCAGACATTAATAGTCGTCGTCCTCACCATAGTCGTCCTCATCTTCGTCCTCATCTTCATCATATTCTTCTTCATGATCTTTGAGGTAACTAGCAAGAGCACGTTTAACGTCACTATCGCTTTTAAATGCAGACTTGATATCGTCTGCATCTGCATCATTGTCAATTAATACTGAAACTAATGTTTCAGCCGCTTCATCACGGTCTACTGTATTAACATAACGCTTGATTTCGTCCCAAATTTCTTTAGCTAACTCTACTGACATTCTTATTCCTCCGATGTGATGTCATTACTTAGTTCTGTTGGTTCAACTGGTTGCTTGCCAAACTCTTCGATGATTTTGTCAAGACATCCTTCTTCGTTTGATTCCCATGCTTTGCGGAACTGTTTAATAATTTCGCCATCGAGTGTAACATACATTAATCGATTGCCGTCCTTCTTAAGCAAGCCCTTCTTCTCAGCTAAGTCTACCATACCACTATATGGGCTCATACCTGTTTCGTAAGGAATCTTAACTTGAACGCCTTCAAATGGTTTTGCATAGCGAGTTTTCATAATCTTACAAGCAGCACGAATACCATTTACATCAGATACTTTGTTACCATCTTCATCTTCTTTAAGTTTCAATTTACGCATAGCAACAACAATAGAACTAGCATAGATAAAGCCTTGACCTCCTGAAATTTTATCATCTGGGTCAAACATGTCTTGACTTGCGTATGTGTGGTTCGTTGCTACTAAGCCCACATTGTAACTACCAAACATGTTTACACAGTTACGAACTAGTGCTGTAAGTGCTTTAGGCTTGCGACCCATGTCGCCCTTCATGTCACCAGCTTCAAACTGATTAACGTCTGTTGGGGTTAACAACATACCCAATGAGTCAATAACAAACAAAATCTTTGGACGCTCACCATCAGGAAGTCCTTTATAATCTTGCATGAATGTTGAAATAGTTTTACCTACATCGTCGATCATAGCCATATTAAGTTTAAGCAGTTTAGAGTCTGCTGTATCAACTCCTAATGCGTGGAGCCATTGTTCGTCAAGGGCGTTCTCTGTGTCAATTAACACAACAAAGATACCTTGCTCTTGTGCGTTCTTAATAATGTTACCAGAACAAATATACGACTTGCCTGCGCCAGACTCACCTGCAAACACAGTCACTTTACCTAGCGGAATACCTTTGTTAAAGTCGCCCGAGATAAGATAGTTCAGCGCAAAGTTGCCTGTGCTAATCCAATCTGTAGGATCGTTAAATCCAATACTAAGACCATCAATGCTCTTAGTGATTTCCTTACGGAACTTTGATACGTCAAATGGTTTTCCTGCCATGATTTTTCCTTTAATTGATTATGAGTTTTGCTTGGTTGCCTGCCGCAGAATTCTTATATAACATTGTTCTATAATACGTGAGATTTTTCTCAAGGTCTACTATATTGGCAATCGGTAACTGTCGTGCAATTGGTTTTGCTCCAGTTTGATTACACCAAGAAATAAATTCTTGACTAAATGGAATAGTTTGAGGTCTAGATAAATTCATTTGGAATGCATATTCTAAAGTTTCATAATTGTAATGATCTACACATTCTAAAGTTGTGTCCCAGTATTGCCATTTATCGTAGTATTGCCTGCCCACATACGTATATCCAAAACTAAAATTAACTATGTCGTTGCTACTTACCATGCTATCAAGAAATGGATTATCAAATACTTCCCATTTTGCATCTGACTTAAACTCTATATCTCTAGAGAAAAAGAGTTCGAGCCTATGAACTGTTAGATTAACTTCTTCATATGGAAAAATAAATCCTAATTTTTGCATAGCTTCTGCTAGTCGAATTTTACGAATACTGTCCGGGAACATATCGTGTAATTTCCACCCAACATTACTTACTTGTTTATCTTGTGAAAAACGTAAAGCATCTATGTCAATAATTTGATTTTGTGATAATACCCACTGTTCGTGTTGCTTGTTTAAAAACGACTGATCCAAATAGTCAAGTAACTGAGTATTCTGTGGAAATGTAATGTTGCACAGACTCGGCATAATAGAATTTGTTAAACTTAACGCTGTATGTAATTCATTTAAAAATCGATCAACTGTAACAGAAATATTTTGATTATCTGAAAAGTTATTACACTTGTTACTATCAGCTTGCGAGACAAAGTATTCTAGTATGTCAGAGTTATTAACCACTACAAGAGGTATGCAGTCGTTAGAATTCTCAAAGACTAAATTTAATTTCATTTTTAGATAAATGCACAGGGGGTTAGCCCTGTGCTATTTTACTTACTGCTTCTGACGAGCGCGAATCATTGCCAAAATGTCTTGAGCATTTTGTTTAGGTTCGCCCGAGGCAGGTGCTTGAACTGGAGCACTTGCTACCGGTGTGTCGTCTTCATCATCAAAGCTACTAGATGCTACAGGAGCTGGTGCTGGAGCACTTGCTGGAGCAGATTCTTGTGCTGGCGCACTACCTGCTGGAGCATTAACACCTGCTGGGCGGAAGTAAGCACCCCAACGCTCAGTGTCATAGCTTTGGCCATCAACACTTGCTTCAAACATTTCTTTGAT